CCCTCGACGGGCTGGGAGCAGGTCAAGTGGTGGATCGAGTACCTCGACGGGGCGATGACGCGGGCGCTGACGGGGGCTCTCCTTCCGCTGGGCGGCGGGGCCGACGTGGGCAGCAACGCCCGCGGGAAGGTCGAGCAGGACACCCAGGACCTCGTGAGCCAGGGCGACCAGGAGGACCTCGGCGGCACGATGACGACGAGCGTCGTGGTGATGATGCGGGAATGGAACGCGGGCCCATTGGCGGCGCGCGGTCTGGACCGTGCGGCGCTGCCGACGTGGGAGTTCGTGCAGGACGTGGTGGAGGACCCGGAGGTGAACAGCCGGGTCATCCAGACGGCGGCGGGCATCGGGCTCCCGCTGGACGCGGAGGACGCCTACGACAAGTTGAACCTCAAGCGCCCGAAGGACGAGGCATCGACGCTGCGCCTCGCGCCCCCGGTGGTGCCTGGGATGACGGGAGGTGCGCTGTGAGGAAGTACGGCGACGGGGCGCAGGTCCAGGACCAGGGCACCGGCTACAGCCTGGAGCGGGTGCGCCGGCGCCGGGCCTACCGCGTGGCGCTGCGCATGGGCCCGGCCGCGAGCGCGACCGACTTCCAGCGCGTGAAGCGGGCCGCGGTGCGTCAGTTGGCACGTTTGGTGGCGCGGGCTGGCGAGTGCTACGATGACGGCACCCTGAGCGAGCGGAACTACACCGTCGATGGCCGAGTCGTCTGGGAACTCTGCTGGCACCACCGGACCGAGGCGGGTGCAACTGTCGATCGAGTGGGTGACGGGCGCGGGGGCGCCCCGCTCGCTCGCGTCGATGCAGCGGACGGCGGTGCGCACGCTGGAGGCGATCGTGGGTGATCGTCGGGGCCGTATCCTGTTCGGGAGCCGCACGGGCGCTGACGGGCGCACGCGGTGGCACGCCACGTGGTGGCCGGAGGTGGGTGATGCGTAGACTGCGCTGGTGGCTGTTCCTGCTGCGCTATCGCGTTGCCCGTTGGCGCGGGAAGACGTGGGCCACTGGCATGCTGCGGCCGGAGTTCATCTTCGCGTACAAGGAGCGCGAGCGCGTGGGCGCCTTCATGCGTATGCCGGACGGTCGCGGGGACTACGGCTACTTCGACGCGGACCATCCGACGTGCCGCGTCTGGAAGGACCCCCATGCCTAACCGCCCCGCCCCCGTGCCGGATGAAGTGCTGCGAGCCGAAGTGCTGGCCGAAGACGTGCGTTGCCGCAGGGTGTTCTTGCAGTCGAGCGACAAGCACTCGACCGCCGACCTCGCCCGCGAACTGCTGGCGCTGAGAGATGTGGTGCGTGAGCACCTGCGAGTGGCGTTCATGTCCAGCGCTGACTTTGTTGGGTACATGGCTGACACGATCGGAACCGAGCGATCACTTCTTGCGCGTACGCGCGCCCTCCTGCCCGAGTGCCAGGAGCCGCCCGCGTGAGCGACATCCACCCCATGCCTGACCGCATCGACCCTGTCGGATCTTGCGCCGTGATCGCGCCCGCTTGTACCTGCGGCGTCCAGCCGTGGCCGTCCAGCGGCCTTGGCGTGGCTCTGTGGTCGTTCAAGCCCGTGAAGGTCTTACACGACGACGACTGCCCGGTCGTGGCGCCGTTCCTTGAGGCGTGCGGCGAGAGCGCCGTGAGCATCGCGAAGCGCGTCGAGGCGCGGCTTTTCGATCTGTTGGTGGCGCCGTGCCCGCCCGCCCCGACCGGAGGCACCAGCACCACGTGATGCGTCCCACCCGCCAGCCCTCTGCCGAGATCGAGACGCTCCTCAAGCGTCGCGCTCCCGTGCTGGCTGACGCGGTGCTGCGCGTGGCCGAGGACGCCGCCAGGAACCGCGACCGCAGCGAGAGCGTCGAGGCCCTCGCCATCGTCCTCGCTCAGACCCTCGCCCTCTCCGACATGCTCGGGCGCCGTCGCACCGTCGTCTGGGCCCGCACGCGCGGCTTCGAGATGGCCGAGCCCGGCGCGGTGGACGTGCTGCCCCGCGTGCCGTTCCAGGAGGCGATCGACGACCTCGCCTCCCGGCACCCGCTGCTCGCCGCGGGCCGCGCCGAAGTCGAGGCCGTCTACGCCGGGCACGGCTTCACCCTCGCCCGCGCCTCCGACCTGGAGATCGTCGAGCGCGTGCAGAAGGCCATCGTCGAGGCGCTCAAGGTCGGGCGCTCGGGCTTCGACGTGGCCGAGACGATCGAGGGTCTTGGCGACTGGAGCCGCGCCTACGCCGAGACGGTCTACCGCAACAACGTCGGGGCCGCCTACAGCGCCGGCATCGACCGGCAGCTCGAGGACCCCGCCGTGCGGACGGTGATCGTCGCGCTGCGCTACAGCACGGCCGGTGACGTGGACGTGCGCGAGTCGCACCGCAAGATGGACGGCACGATCGCGCCGCCCGAGCACCCGATCTGGAACAGCAGGACGCCGCCGTGCGGGCACAACTGCCGGTGCGGGCGAGATTTCATGAGCAGGGAGGATCTGAGGCGGGAGGGGCTGATCACGTCGCTCGGCGGGGTGGCCGTGCGAATCCCGAATCCAGGCGTCGGGCCCGATCCGGGCTTCGGCAGCCGGCCCGCCGCGAGGATCTACTCCCGATGATGATTCCCGACCACCTGCACGAGCGCGTCAAGGCGATGATTGCGGAGGTCGGCTACACGACCTCGGCATGGTTCTGCCGCGTCGGCCGTCGCAGCCTCATCCGATGGATGCACGGCGGCGCCGAGCCCATGAACGGGAACGTCGCGCTGCTCGAGTACGGCGTGAGCCGGTTCGAGCGTTCGCGGCAGCAGGTCGCGGTGTCACCTGGCACCGAGGGTGCATCGCACTCGCGCAACTGAGGTCGCATCCTCGGGGGCATGTGCCCCCCCTACCTCTCCACGGACCCGCGCGACGGCACCAAGGCCGCCACCGTCCAGGCGACGCTGACGCGCCCGAACGACACGAACGCCTACGCGGCGGGCGATGTCGTCGGCTCGGACCCCGCGGCGAACCTGGAGTTCTCGGGGGTCGCTCGCATCAAGGGCGGCGGGGCCCGCCTGCTCGGCGTCACGCTGCACAAGAGCACGAAGAGCACCACCAGCGCCGACTTCGACCTGTACCTGCTGGACGCAGCTCCGACCGCGATCGCGGACAACGCCGAGTGGCTGCCGACCGACGCTGAGGCGCGGACGATCGTTGCCTTCGTGCGGTTCAGCAACGGCGACGCGGCCCAGACGGGCGGCAGCACGAACGCCACGGGCGCGGTGTGGCAGAAGTCCGTGCCGGCGCTTCCGCTCGTGTGCGCACCGACCAGCACGACGCTCTACGGCGTCCTGGTGGCGCGCGCTGCGCACACGCCCGCGGCTCAGGAGGTCATCGCCGTGACCCTCCACCTGGAGCGCGACTGATGGCCGCCGGCGCAGGCTTCCCGGTCTCTGGCAGCCTTCTGCAGGCCACGGTGCTGACCGGCACCGGCACGTTCACGCCGCACCCGTCCACGACGAAGATGCGCGTGACCCTGCTGGGTGGTGGCGGCGGCGGTGGTGGTGTGGACGGGAACAACTCTCAGGCCGCTGGTTCGGGTGGTGGTGGCGCCGGTGGTCTCGGTGTGCACTGGTACACCTCGGTTGCCAGCTCGTACTCGTACGCGGTCGGGGGCGGTGGCGCTGGCGGGACCGCGGGCCCGAACGACGGGACGGCCGGCGGGGATACCACGTTCGGCGCGCTCACGGCCAAGGGCGGAAGCGGCGGCCCGAATCAGGCGAGCGCGACCGGCGCTGCTCTGGTCGCTGGCGGTGCTGGTGGTGCTGCCGGATCGGGCTGCACCTTGAACGGGGCGGGCGCTCCGGGCTCTCCGGGCGGGCACGTCTCGATCACGGTGGGCTTCGGCGGCAACGGCGGCTCGGGCCCGTACGGGCGTGGCGGGCTGGGGCCTGTCGCGGCCGGCGCCGGCGTCAACGCGGCCGGCTACGGCGCTGGCGGATCGGGTGCGTTCACGACGGACGCGACGGATCGCGCCGGTGGTGACGGCACAGCCGGGACGATCATCGTCGAGGAGTTCGCGGGATGACCGGGTACCGCGCCACCCAGAACGAGGACGGCACCTGGACGGTGCATGACGTGCCGATCTTCGCCGATTCGGTGTTCGGCATCGACGGCGAGGACTTCACGCTCGACCGCGAGTGGCAGGAGGGCGCCGTGCGTCGTGCGCAGGAGCGCGCGGCCTTCGGCTACTTCTCGCCGCTGCACATCAACCACACCAGCGATCCCCGCGGCAAGGTCGCGGCGGGGCTGTTCCTGCCCAAGCGCGTGGCGCTGTACGCGTTCAGCGACGGCGAGAAGTGGACGACGTTCGCGGACTACCTGCGCGTGCCCGACGGCGTGTTCCAGATGATGCTCCGCGGCGAGCTGCCGTACGTGAGCATCGAGGGGAAGGACGTTCGCAAGCGCGAGATCAGCGCGTGCGCGCTGATGCCCGACACGGTTCCGCACCACAAGTTCCCGCTCTTCACGATCGGCGAGGCGGTGCCACATGGCACTCATGCACGCTTTTCCGTGGCTGCGAGCGAGGCAGGATCAGCCCGTGCGTTCGCGAGTGCGGGCGCCGAGTTCGCTGCCCTCTCGAGGTTCCCCATGCGCAAGCTGACCCGCAAGGACTACGACGCGAAGGCGCGCGAGTTCATCTTCTCGTTCAGCGACGGTTCGATGGAGCGCGGCAAGAACGGCGGTGCCTACGAGTTCGAGGACGCTGGCGAGGAGAAGCCCGAGGGCGAGGAGAGCAAGCCCGGGATGGGCGTCAAGGAGCTCGCGGCCGCCCTCAAGAGCATGACGCTCACGCTCGCCGAGATCGGCGAGCTGCGCGCGGTGATCGACGCTGCGGCCAAGTCGCTCGAGGGCGCGGCCGGCGGCGACACCAAGAAGGAGCCCGAGAAGCCCAGCCAGAACCCGCCGGAGGCCAAGATGGCCGAGGGCGACCGCGCCGCGATCGAGGCGGCCCAGCGTTCGGCGATGGAGGCCAAGGCCGAGGCCGCCGAGACGCGCAACAAGCTCGCGGCGATCGAGGCCGAGCAGGCGAAGGCCAAGGCGATCGGCGACGCGGCCGCTGCGCTCAAGGGCCATCTGGTGCAGTCGGGCGAGCTCGAGGGGATCTTCGCCGAGGGCGGCGCGAAGGGCCTCTCGATCTACGTGGCGGCGCGCCAGAAGCACGGGCGCAAGGCGCCGGTCGCTGGCGCTGCGGTGGCGCCGGAGGCGGTGGAGTTCGCCGACCTGCCCAAGGACTTCGAGTTCTCGGCTGACCCGGACCTGCGCGAGAAGCAGATCAAGGCCAGCCGTGCGTACGACCAGGCCAGCGCGCGGACGCGCGGCCAGATGACGCGCAAGCGCTTCATCGAGTGCAACACCCAGAGCGCGGCCGACCTGGCCCGCGGCAACTGACGGAGGACACGACACCATGACCGCGCTCGCAGCCACGACCCCGAACCTGAAGTCGGCCCCCCGCGGCCGCGGTTCCTACATCGTCACCAACTCCACCACGGTCTACCCGCAGGGTGGCGTGGGCGTGACCACGGCCGGGCGCCTCTCGCCCTGGGCCGACACCGCCGGGCTGCTCTGGAAGGGCATCTGCATGGGCGGCACCACGCGCAACTCCAGCGCGAACGCCGGCGGCAAGGTGACGGGTGACACCAGCGCGAGCCCGCCGTACGAGGCCGACGTGGACGAGACGGGCCGCCGCCTGCTGGCGGTCCCGGTGGCTGGCGCCTCGGCGCAGGCCAACGTGGACGACCTGGTCTTCTGCTCGACGGACAACCTGCTCACGGACCTGTCGCTCACGCCGACCGTGAACGTCGGCCCCATCGGTCGCATCCGTCGCTTCAACAGCGCGACCTCGTTCGACGTGGAACTCTTCACGCCCAACGAGTACCAGACGCAGGTCAACCGCGTCTCGACGGTGTCCTTCCACATCCCGCTCGCCGCGATCAGCGGCGCGGGTGACGTGGTGACGGGCTTCGTGCCCGGCTTCGCCGGTCGCATCCTGGCGCTGCAGACCGTGAACAGCGTCGTGGTGACGACGGCCGCGAAGGCCGTGTCGCTCAACGCGGAGATCGGCGGCACGAACGTGACGGGCGGTGTGGTGGCGCTCACGAGCGCGAACCAGACTCCGCTCGGCGCCCGCGTGGCCGGCTCGGCGATCACCGCCGGCAACCACTTCAGCGCGACGGACGCGATCGACATCGAGGCGGCCAGCGTCACGGCGTTCGCCGAGGGCGCGGTCACGCTCTACCTGACCCTGGTCGCGGACTGATCCAAGGCCCTACAGAGGAGACACTTCCATGGCGTTCGCAGTCACCGAGGGCCTGCACGGCGCAGAGGTCCAGGCCCGCTTCAAGGACGTCTACGCGGGCACCCTCCGCAAGTCGAGCGAGAAGCTCGCCAAGGTCATGGAGCTGGGCGTGCCCTCGACGCACCGGCAGGAGACCTACGGCTACATCGAGGCCGCCCCGCACATCGAGCTCTGGGTGGACACCATCCCCGAGGAGGGCATGGGGTCCAAGACGTTCACCGTCGTGAACCACAAGTTCGGCAAGCGCATCAAGTGGAAGCGCGAGGACCGGGCCGACGAGATGACCGGCTCGCTGCTCGGGCAGGTCGAGGGCCTGGCCGAGTCGGCGGGCCTGCTCGACGAGCGGTTCTTCTTCGACCTGCTGCTGGCCAGCACGAATATCCTGCCGGCGACCGTGAACGCGGCCGACGGCGCGGCGTTCCACGCGGCCACGGCCGGCGGCCTGGACCGCTTCGGCCTCAACAGCGGCTCTGCGACGGGCAACGTGTGGTCGGGCTCGGGCGTGGCCTCGACGGTGGCGATCCGCACCGACTTCTGGGCGACCGTGTCGATGATGCGGCGCTTCCTCGACGGCAAGGGCCAGCCGCTGCACGCGCCCGAGGTGGTGGACGCCGGCTGCGTCATCATCTGCGGCGCGGTGAACGAGCAGGTGTTCCAGGAGGCGTTCAAGCAGGAGCTGACCGCCTTCGCCAACAGCACCAGCAACGCGGGTGTGAGCAACATCCTGCTGGCCAAGAACATCGACGTCTGGCCGACGGCGCGCATCACGGACAACGACTGGTTCGTGTTCTTCACGGGCGTGCGCCAGAAGGCGTGCTTCGTGCAGGAGCGCGAGGGGCTCGAGGAGAAGTTCGCCGACGCCGACGTGAGCGACGTCGCCCGCGACCAGGACATCGAGTACATGCAGGTCCGCATCCGCAAGAGCGCGGGGATCGTGCTGCCCTTCCAGTCGATCAAGGTCAACAACTGATCGGGCGGGGGCGTGTGCCCCCGCCCACACCCATCCCGGCCGAATCCGGCCACGAGGAGGTCACGTGAGCGACAAGTTCGGCGCTGGTGCGAAGACCGACGATCTCCCGGGCATGACGGCTCCCGGGCAGCGCGGGCAGCGTGGCGGCGCGACCGCGACGCTGACCCCCGCTCCCGCCCCCGCCGTCGTGAAGCAGGGGACGCCCGCGGGCGCGTTCGACCGGCGCGGGCCGGTGGGCTCGTTCCAGCCCACGCCCGGCGCGCTGGGCTCGGACCTCGTGCCGGACTTCGGCAAGCGCGTCGAGCAGAAGACGCGGCGCTTCTGGATCGGCACGCTGCCGACCTGCCCGAGGGCCGTGGTGCACATCGGCGGCCAGGACTTCCCGGACTACTGCGACCCGGAGATCGAGATTGGTGGCGGGCAGAAGCGCCGGGCCTACCAGCTCGGCGTGCTGCGCGATCTAACCGACGCCAAGGTCACGGCGATCCAGGAGGGCATCCGGCGCCGCTTCGTGCGCGGGAGCGACATCTATTGCCTGCCGACCGCCGCGGACATCGCCACGATGAAGGCCGCCGGCCGTCCGGTGGAGTGGCCGCAGCCTGGCGACGACGCGCTCGCGCGGCACATCTACATGATCGAGACCGACGTGCGTGGGGACACGTACCCGCCGAGCGTCTACGAGACCGGCCTGAGCGGGGCGACCCCCGCGAAGTGAGGAACGCATGGCGGCCCCGACCCTCGCCGAGGCATCCACCGAACTGAAGAACGCGGTCAAGCCGCACACGGACCTGGAGGCGCACTTCGCCACGCAGGTGTCGGACTACGACTCGGCCGAGCAGGATCTCGAGGGCGACTTCCTCCCCGGCGCGATCGTCTCGGGGCTGGGCGACCTGCGGCGCAGCCTCAGCGAGGCCATCGACTGGAAGGGGCGCGGGCGCACGCTCGCGAACGCGTGGGCCCTGGAGGTCATGCGCGTCGCCGGGCAGCCCACGGACGATCTCTGGGGCCGCGTCCACCGCTATCTGCACGAGCAGTCGCAGACCTTCAACGACCGCAACTGGACCCGCGGCAGCGCGAGCGCTGGCAGCAACACCGGCACCGGCACCCTCTCCCGCCTCACGGTGGACTGGGAGGCGTACAACCTGCAGGGCGGGCACGTCGAGACCAAGACGTGGGAGTGCGTCGAGGACCAGAACCTCGGCCGCTTCAAGGGCGCGGAGCTGTGGCGCGTCGCCGGGGAGGACGCGTCGAAGGATAACCTCGACTACCAGGGCTCGGGTCTGGTCGCCTACGTGGTCGGCAAGCACAGCGGCACGGGGCCCGGCGCCTCCGTGCTGCAGAACAGTTCCTGGGATGCGACGTTCGTCGGCACCGGCACCGACAAGATCCCGGGCTGGACGATCGGCGGGACCGCCAGCAAGATCACGGCGGGCACGAGCGGCTTCCGCACGGCGCCCGGCGCCTCGAGCCAGGGCACGCTTGTCTTCGACAACGACGGGGCGGCCACGAACGAGGTGACGCAGGCGCTCTCGCTGCGCAGGATCAACGCGCTGGGCGAGCGCGTGCCGTGGATGCTGCAGGTCGCCTACAAGAAGAGCAGCTCGGGTGCGACCGGGTCGCTCGTGCTCAAGATGGGCAACAAGAGCACGACGCTGGACCTGAGCACGATCGCCGACACCGACTGGCACGTGCTCAAGTTCACGATCGACAAGAACCTCTACTACCGGAACTGGAAGGAGGACGCGCCCGACATCGAGGTTGAGGTGACGAACCTCTCGGCCGGCACGCTGACGCTGGACGACCTGATCTTCGCGCCCTGGGACCTGATCGACGGCACGTGGTGGTGGATGACGGGCGGGGCGACGGCCTTCCTGCAGCGCGACTCGTTCACGGCGGCCGACTCGGGTCCCACCGCGGCGACGAGCGAGATGATGTACTTCTTCGCCCGGAGCGGCGTGCTCCCGATGGGCACGGACCCGGGCTTGATCCTCAACCTGCCGGTCAACAACGCCGGCGGCGAGACGATCACGGATCCGTGACCCATGGCCCTCTCCGACGAGGTCACGCTCCGCTACCCCGAGCAGGTCGTCAAGGAGTTGACGAACCCCCGGTCCTCGTCTGCCACGACGGTGGACTCCACGAAGCTCTCGCAGGCGTGCACGAGCGTGCAGGCGTACTTCGGGCTCTACGCGCAGGCGGCCTACGACAGCACGAAGCCGGTGCACGTCGAGGTTGCGGTGCGCGGCGTGGTGGCGCTGCTCCAGTCGTGGGGCGGCTCGGCGAACGGCGTGGCGCGGATCAAGTGGGACGCTTGGATCGAGGAGTGCCGTGCGGTCCGTGACACGCGTGCGCGGGCCCGCATCCAGCCGCAGACCACGGGCGTGCAGGTCCCCAGCACCGAGGACGCGAACCAGAAGCCCCCCTTCGACGACAGCCGCTTCCGCGAGATCGGGACCTCTCTTTCCGCTGGACCCGATCCCGACCTGGACTGAGGAGGTGGAACCGTGCCTGCTCAGTACCCGTCCCACGATGCCTTGAACGAGGGCTCCCGCCTGCGCATGCTGCGGGGCCTGTTCGATGACCCGCGCGCGCTGCTGACGGCGATGGGCGCGCTGACGGTCAAGCAGAGCCAACGGGCCTTCCGCGAGCAGCGGATGGGCAACGTCCGCTGGAAGACGCGTGGTGACACGCGGATGAACCCGAACTGGCCCGCGATCCTGGCCGACATGGCGGCGGGGCGGGCGTCGGTGCCGGAGAGGCGCTTCCGCGACAGCCCAGTGCTGGTGGACACGGGCATGCTCAAGCGCTCGGTCACGTGGAGGCTGGTCGGCCGAGACACGGTCGAGATCGGGAGCAACCTGCCCTACGCGGGCGTCCTGCACGCCGGCGGCGAGTCCAAGACGGTGCCGATCACGAAGGCGGTCCAGGACCGGCTCAGCGACTGGATCGACCGCACGTTCAAGCGCGGGCAGCGGGCCGCGAAGCGGAAGTGGCGCGTGGGGACCACGCCCCAGCAGATGGCCCGCGACGCCAAGGCGCAGCAGCGCGGTTCCGCGGCGCTGCGGCTCCAGTGGCTGCTCAACCCCTCGCTCCGCGGGCAGCGGCTGACCGTGCGCCACCCGCCCCGGCCGATCGTCGGCTTCCCCCCGGACCTCGTGCGCGAGATCGAGCGCGAGGTCGGCGTGAAGGTGAGGGCCGGCTGATGGCCACCTACGACGTCCGCGCAATCCGCCGCGTCCCCGGCCGCCTGGCCTTCGGCTGCACGGACCTGACGCTCGCATGGCCGCACGGCGGGACCGGGCTGGGCGTGGTGCGCGACATCGAGCTCGTGCGGTACGCGCGGGAGTGGCCTGCCACGATGGAGGCGTTCGGCGGCATGCCCGTCGAGTACCTCGAGGCGGGCGCTGCGTGGGGTGTGCGCGGCGTGCTGCGCACGCTGGACCCCGACGCGCTCGGCAAGGCGTTCGGCAACACCAGCACCGGGACGGTGAGCCAGCGCCCGGTCGTGTCGTCCGGCCCGACGGACACGGTCCGCGCCGGGAACTGGATGAGCGCCCGGTCGTTCGTCCTGGTGTTCACTCCCGAGGGCGCCACGCATGCGCGCAGCGCCTCGGAGCCGGACGTGGACGCTCCGTTCGTCGTCCTCTACCGCTGCCTGCCGGTGATGGGCGACCCGTTCCAGATCGTGCTCAACCGCGGTGCCGACGTCTCGATCCCGTTCGCGTGGATGGGTATTCCGGACAGCAGCAGCCGCGTGATGAAGATGGGCTCGCGGAGGGATCTGTCCCTGTGAGTCTGTGGCCGTTCAAGCGCCGAAGCGCCTTCCCCCGCGAGGTGGTCGTCGGGGTCGGGTCCCTGCTCGCGTTCCTGCGGGCCGGCGGCTCCGTGTCCCTGGAGACGTGGGTCTCCCTGCCCGAGGACGTGCAGGTCGCGCTGGAGGACGCCGGGCGAGCGTGGACCTCGGAGAGGATCCTCGCGCTCGCCGCGGCGCTGCGCAGCGAGGACGGGGCGCTGGAGGTCGCGCGCGGGCTCGACGGCGGGCTGGTCGCGGCCGACGCTTCGACGCGTCGTGCGCTCGACAGGGCGGCATCGCTGATGCAGCCGGGGAGGATGCCGTGACCCCGGGGCAGATGATCAAGCAGATGCGCTACCTGCTCCAGCAGGCCACCTGGAGCGTGAGCCCGAACCAGAAGATCGTCGGCGATTCGGTCTACGTGACGTCCGGCCCTCCGGCCGGAGAGGACGATCTGCCGGTGCGCATGCCCTTCGCGCTGCTCAACCTCGGGGGCAGCCGGTCCGATCCGAACGATCCCGACCTGCTCGAGCAGGAGTTCGTGCTTGTGATCGCGGCGGCCGTCCACGGCGACCCGCTCGGGCAGAACGCCGTGCTGGGCGGCCCGGGCGCCTCCAGCGGGCGCTACGGCAAGAGCGACGGGCGAGGGCTCGTCGAGCTGGAGTCCGGCCTGCTGGCCGTCCTGGGCCGTCTGACGGGCGCTGACGGCTGCCCCGTGATCGCCTACGAGGACGGGAGCCCCGCGCCGGAGCGCGTGGACGGCGAGAACATCGTGTGGCGACGCTACACGCTCAAGGGCGTGTGCACGCGGCAGGAGGAGTACCTCGGCCCGGTGAACCTGACGGTGGACGTCAGCACGCCGGGGCAGGCGGCGCTGTCCTGGGACCTCCCGCCGGAGGTCTACAGCCGGCGCCGGATCGTGTGCCGCAGGGCGTCCGGGGCGACGGCTCCGGCCGACCAGGACTCCGGCACGCCCGTGACGCTCAGCGGCGACCTGGCCACCAGCGTGACCGTGACGGGCCTGAGCGCCGGATCGCACTCGTTCGCGCTCTTCTGCGCCCACACGGAGAGCGGTGCGGCGACGGATGAGAAGTGGAGCGCCCAGGTCGTCGGCTCGTACCGCACCGGAGTGGTCACATGAGCCAGGACGCACAGGTCAGGCTCCGGCTGGACACCTCGGGCGCGCGCGCCGATCTCGCGTCCCTGTACGGGGACATGCGCAACGCCCCGGCGATCCGCGTGCCCGGTGCGACCGGCTCCGGCGGCATCCCGAGCGGCGTCGGTGGCGGCGGGCCCGGGTACGGCGGGTTCAACGTCGGGGGCCTGCTCGGCTCCCTGCTGGCGGCTGCTCCGCTGGCGATGCTCGGCGCCCCGGTCGCCCGTGACGCCTTCAGCGTGTCCAACGGGATCCTCGGCGGGATCGGGAACGCAGCCAGCGGCGCGCTGGGCCTCGCGGGTCTCGCTGGCGGTGTGACGGGTCGCCAGCGTGCGATCGACGAGACGGCGCGGCTCCTCGGGACCGCCTACGGACAGGGAGGTGTCGGCATGGGCGAGGTCACGAGCCTCTACGAGTCGCTGCGCGAGGTCTACGAGGGGCCCGCCAAGGGCGAGGCCGAGATCCGGGCGAACCTGGGCTGGGAGCAGGCCCAGGACACGCTCAAGGACATCCTCGACGTGCTCAGGAAGCTGCTGAACAAGATCCCCGGGGTCAACATCTAATGGCCGCCGCCGTCACCAACCCCTTCAAGCTCACGTGGGGCACCTACGAGATCGGCGGGACGACCGAACGCCTCATCGTGGGTCTGCACCGCCTGCGCAGCGACTTCCAGGCGTTCGAGGTCACGCTCGACGTGCTGATCCGCGGGACCTCGGACTCGGCGTTCGCCTCGGCGTGCAGCGAGCTGGAGAGCGAGTTCACCAAGCGTCGCAACCTGATCCTGTTCCAGGTCGGCTCCTCGACCATCCACACCTTCAACCCGTCCTCGTCGGTGAACACGGGGCTCAACTCGTACGCGCGGATCGAGAAGGTCGGCACGCCCGGCGCGGACACGGACCGCTCGCGCCTCTACACCGTGACCGTGGGGTGCGAGAAGCCCGCGACCGACGCCAGCGGCCGCCGCGACGCCACGATCACCGTGGAGTACGACGCGGCGCGGATCCGCACCGTGACGATCTCGGGTGTGTGGACGGCCGTCACCAGCAACAACGCGACGGCGCAGTACGCGGCGCAGATCGACTCCTACTGCTCCAGCGCCCTCTCGGCGCTGCTGCCGTCCGCGACCTTCGAGACGTCCAGCAGCCCCGTGATGGAGCGGACCGAGCGGGACGACCAAGACAAGGTGATCCGCTTCACCCGCGTGTTCCGCGAGGTGATCAAGAACCAGAGCAGCGCATCGCTGGACGACACGACGATCAAGGCGGCGATGCTCGGATGGTCGCGGAGCAAGACGCAGCCCGGAGACTCGGGCGGCGGGCGGGTCAAGCGGCTCGAGCAGATCGTCGCGCGCTTCGAGTGCGCGCTGGACAAGACCCAGACGACCGACGTGGGGGCGTTCTACCGCAGCACGGTCCGGCCGTTCATCGTGTCCACGTTCGAGTCGCGGTACGCGCCGGTGCAGTACGCCATCGTGCAGGAGGACCACGGCACGGGGGACGACTACCGAAACACGCTGGTGGCCACGATGATCTTCCGGGCTGCGATCGACCCGACGGACGTCATCGAGTCCGTGCAGACTGCGCGCATCGTCGAGGACGGCGGCAAGGTGTTCACCGGGCGCTGGAACGGCCGCCTCTTCTCGAAGTACGCCGACCAGGGCATCGCGAGCCGGCGCCGGATCGGCCTGCGGGCGGTGCGTGTCCTGGGATCGCTGGGACCCAAGGCGCGCGTGGGGTCTGGGGAGGGCTCCGTGTTCGGCGTGGCGTTCGTGAACCCCGACGGGTCCGCGGCCGCCGGAACGCTGGTTCCCGGGGCCGGTGTGCCTGCCGGTGGACTCGGCGCGGCGCTCGGTCAGCCCGGACAGGCTGGGCTCAACGGGGGGGGCGGTGGCGGCGGCTCCTGGCACCTGATCAGCAACGACAGCGCCGCCACGGTCAAGACCGAGGGCCAGCCGGACGGCTCGCAGATCACCTATACCGACATCGTCGAGACGACGGTGGAGGAGTACGTGGCCGATTGAACCCGCCCTCTGCCACCCTCGGGGGAGTCGAGCTTGCCGACGTCGCGAACGTGGGCTGGGAGCAGGTCGCCGGCACCCAGTCCCCGGTGCGCAACTTCGTCGTCCACGAGCGCCAGTGGGAGCGGCTGCGCTCGCAGATGGGGCGCCCGCTCACGCTGCGCATCCGTGCCGACAACGCGCCCGACTGGTACTGGAGCCGCCTCTACATCCTGCGCGAGGTGCCCACGACGCTGCCCTTCCACCGATCGTTCGCGGTCGGCGACGTGCGGTGGATGTGGTCGCGATACCTGTTCGTGGGCTCGTTCAACATCCCGCGCAAGACCGGGACGCGGCGCGTGGTGGGCGGCGGGCCGGTGGAGATCCAGCAGCCGATCGACACCTACGCCTACGCGCGGGCCACGCTGGACGACGCCACGGGTTTCCGGAGCCGGTGGACGGCGCGCCGGGTCATCGAGCGCGTCATGGCCAAGGTGAGCGACTACGCCGGGAACTCCTGGCGCATCGACTCGCTGCCGGCCGACTCGCTGACCGTGGAGGGCGTGGAGATCGCCGACAACGGGGACGGGGCGCTCGCGCGCGCCCTCAGCCTCGCGCCCGGTGCGTCCGTGAGCGTCGATCGTGACGGGGCGGCGTTCGTCTACTCGGGGATCGACAGGCCCGCGACCGAGTCCATGGTCAAGGGGCTGCCGGACCGGACGGAGGCGGGGCAGATCGAGCGGCTCGTCTCGCTCGCGGCGATCCGCCCGCGGGCGGTCCACGTGCACTTCGAGCGTGACGTTGAGCTGCGCTTCGACTCCAGCGAGGAGAGCGACGACGCGAACCCAACCATCCAGGGCGGCGACGAGGAGCCGCTGCTGACGATGGACAACGTCCTCCCCCTGCCTGATCCGTACACGACGATCGACGGGGAGCGGGTGGCCCAGGGGACCTGGGTCACGTTCAAGAAGATCATGCCGGTGTGGAGCGCGGAGGCGTCGCAGGTCGGCGGGCCGGAATTGACCTTCTCGAACATCCGGAAGTTTTGGTTCAACCTCGACGGGATCTTCTCGCGCTTCGACCGCCTCGTGCAGTCCAGCGCGGAGAAGTCGTGGCTCGCCAGGATCTCGGCAATCAAGACGCACTACCGCCAGACCTACCGCATCGTGCCCGAGTGGATGCGGCACATCCGCGACCTCAAGGCGGCGCGGGTCGGGGTCCTCGACCCCGTGACGGGCACGCGCTCGCCGAGCATGGCGTGGAGCGAGTACGCGATCATCCCGAGCGACAAGGCCAAGGCCCTCGCCGCGCAGTTCGACCCGGACAGCCAGTTCGTCGCCGCCAACGTGGACGGCTACCCCGGCATCGACGCCGAGTTGCACGAGGAGAGCGCTGCGCCGGCGGTCGTGGACGTGCTCGATCGCGAGCTCGGCATCCTGCGGATCAACTACCGTACCGACCCGCACGGGATGCGCAGCGCGATCGTGCCGTCGCGGTTCAAGGAGCAGGGCACCGGGGCGCAGCAGAGCATCACCCGCAACCTGCGCGACCAGCTGCAGCGCCCGATCGCCTTCGGGTGCCAGGTGAAGGGGGCGCTGCCCCTCTACCTCGCGGCCGACCATCGCGCCGCGGTGATCGTGACGGCGCGCCCGTTCGGGCCGAACGGCAGGAGCCGTTGCCTCGTCTACAAGGTGGAGCCGGGGGACATCAAGGGGGCGATGGCCGAGACGTTCGACGTGGCCGACGGTGACGGGCCGACGCTGATGCTCTACTGCCCGCCCACGCTGATGTCGGCCTGGTACGCGTGGACCAAGACCACCGACGCTCGGGACAGCGCGTACCGGCTGTTCGGGTTCAAGGGCGACGCGCCGGAGGATTCGGTCCCCGGCTTCGTGGTCGTGAACGATCAGGACGGGTCGGAGTCGTGGGCGCTCGTGCGTGGTGTCGCGCGCGCGATGGCGGTCTCGGCGTGGGCCGCCTACATCGACCAGATCGAGGGGCAGCCTGCGCTGCATCTGACGAACGCGGCGCGGATGCTCGGCAGCGTCGAGTCGATCAGCACGGGGCTGGACCCCGACGGGCGCCTGCTGACCCGGGTGCAGATGGGCCCGGCACGGCGTCCGGTGGACCCGCTCTCGCTGCTGCCGATGGCCGTGCGGGCGAAGATCCTCGGCACGATCCCGGAGGCTCCGGCGTGAGCGGACCGCACATCGCAGATCACTCGGTCGCCGGCTTCGTGCCGCTGCAGGACCACCGCAAGGGGGTGACGGTCGGGGCGCGCCTCAAGCCGGCCGGCGTCCGGCTGGTGGACGCGGAGGGCACGGACGACCCGCGCCTGTTCACGATCGACGCTCAGGAGGGGGCCGGGTCCGCGGGGGACTGGCCGGGCTGGCGCTGGTGGCTCCCGGACGACCGCGACTGCGGTGGGTGGAGCCCGGCGCTGATCGCCCGTGTGACCTCGAGCCAGGGCACCAACAAGGACGCGCGCGGGAACACCGTGACCGGCGGGGGCGTTGTCGAGACGGGCGTGCGTCCCGTGCGGGATGCGGAGTACGCGGCCGACGACGCGTTCAAGGAGGCCGTGCAGACGCTGCCCGACTGGCTCCCCCTGCCCGCGAAGGGGGTGGTGGTCCTGGGGGCGGCTGGCACGCGGGAGGATCGGCAGGAGGACATCCTCGGCTGGCTCGACCCTCGCCTGATCGCGGCGAACCGGAGCCCGCAGGATGCGATGGGGTCGATGATCTGCGACCTCGACCCTGAGGACACGATCAGCGAGCGCCGGGTCGCGCGGCTCCAGACCCTGGGGCGTGTTGCGCACGTTCCCGACCTCGGGGAGAACGTCGGCAACGAGGATGGCTGGGTCGCGGCGTGGCAGCACGGGCTCACCGGGCAGGGCCGGCAGGTCGGTCTGGGGGCGATCTACGGGCGCCTGGACCGCGTGCAGGGCAGCACGGCGGGCTCCACTGTCCAGACGGCGCGTGGAGGCGCCACGCACGGCGTGGCCCTCATGGCGCGGGATGCCTGGGGCCCGATCCACTGTGGGCACCAGAACGACAAGCACAAGTTCGAGACGAACGAGGACGGGGAGCCGGTCAATAGCGCGCACCTCGACGCCCTGCGGCACTTCTGGTACCTGGACCAGGAGCGCGACGGCCCGCAGGAGTTCGACAACCTCCCCTACGGCCCGGTGCGGGCCCCCGTGCGCACGGCGACGTGGCTCCGCTGGGACGCGCTCGCGGTGCACCAGTGGAACGGGCAGGCCGTGCAGGGGCTCTGGCGCTGGGAGTCGGAGTCGTTCTTCACGCAGAAGGCGCCGCGGCGTCCCGGGGACACGACGCCCCCCAGCGAGCCGGGAGACCCCACGCCGAGGGCGCCCACGGAGCCGAACGACCCGGAGCGGCCGCGGGACACGGTCATCCCGCCGCCCGGCTTCGGGCGTCCCGCGTACCCGGGCGAGGACGGGGCGCCTCCCGCGGCCCCCAGCATCCCTGCACCCGACTGGCGCCGCCCCCAGGGCGAGCTGCGCCCTGGCGATCCCGGCTTCCGCCGGCCGCGTGGCGCTGGTCCCGACGGCATCGGGATCACGGCCCGTCCCTGGCGTCCCGTCGCGATCGTGGACCACGCGGCGCTCGAGCCGGAGGCCGTCGCGTGGGCGCCCACCCAGCTCGGGTTCAGCGGCGCGCTGCTGTTCCCGCAGCATCTGGGCCGGAGCGGCGCGGACCTGAGGCTCTCGGCGATGCCGCCCGAGTCTGCGATCGCGCAGGCGAGGGACACGACGCCGGCGGTCGGGCGCTGGGAGTCGTTCGGCGCGCAGCAGGCGGATTCGTGGGACTACACGCAGCGCCCGGGCTACTCGCGCGTGCCCGGCGGGACTGCGGACGGCATGCTGCTGTTCATGCCGCCCGAGGTCGATGGGATGGACCGGGGCACGGACTTCGCGCCGGGCGGGGTGACGCTGAGTGAGGTTGCGATGGGCTGGGCCGACGGCGCCTATGCCGTCTGGGGACTTCCCGGCACGGACGGCAAGCCCCGCGAGTGCGCGTGGAGGGCCAAGCGCACGGTGAGCGCTGGGACGGTCTACAGCGCTCTGAACTTCGAGACGGTGGACGGGTCGGGCACGTGGAGCAACGCGCTCGCCCTCCAGAAGGACGCGAACGGGGTGGGCGTGGGGGTCGGCGGCACGGCCTACCTCAAGCTCCCGACCGGCACCACGGCGCAGCGCCCGGGCACGCCCGCCAACGGGATGATGCGCTACAACAGCACGATCCCGCAGGTGGAGGCGTACTTCGGGGGCGCCTGGAACCCGTGGGGCGGCAGCTCGACGGGCCGGCTGGTGAAGGTCACGGTCTACAGCACCAGCGGCAGCGGCACGCACACTTGGGACACCGGAGCGACCTCGGCGATCGTGGTCGGCATCGGCGGTGGCGGTGGTGGCGGCGGTGTCGCTGGGACGACGGCCGGGCAGAGCGCCTGCGGCGGCGGTGGTGGCGCCGGCGGCTACTTCTGCCACCGTTTCGCCTCGTTCAGCGGCGCGGATGCCTCGTACGCCGTCGGTGCTGGCGGCGCGGGTGGTGCGGCCGGTGGCGGCAACGGCACGGCGGGCGGCGATACGACCTTCGACGATGCCGGGACGACGTACACAGCCAAGGGCGGCGGCGGTGGCTCGTTCATCGCCGAGTCTGCTGCGACCGGCGCGGCCGCGGGCGGCTCGAACGTCCTGGCCACCGGCTCCCCGAACATCACGGCGGGCGCTGGGAACCCGGGAGCGCCCGGGTTCAAGCTGGGCGCGGCGGTTAGCGTCGGCGGCCTGGGCGGCTGCTCGCACCTCGGCGGGGCCGGCGGCGTCGGTGGCATCAACGATGCGGCCGGCGTGGACGGCATCGGCCCGGGCGCCGGCGGCGGTGGTGCGTCCTCGACGAGTGCGAGCGCCAACGACTACGCGGGTGGCGCCGGCAAGGACGGCATGGTGATCGTCTACGAGTACGCGTAGGATCGGAACGCATGATGAACCCCGAGACGATGCCTCCCGCTGCTGGTCCTGCGCCCGTCGAGCCGGCGCGCCCGACGCTGACGGAGGAGGAGTTGCAGGCTGCCGCCGAGGCGGCGCGAACGAGCCGGGCTGAGGAGTGCGCGCGTGAGGTCGCCGCCGCGGTGCGGGCGATCCTCGAGCGGCATCGCTGCCGCCGTCGGCTGATCGCGCAGCCGGTGCCGGTGGCGGTGCCTGGTGGTGTGGCGGTGGCCGGCTGGGTCGGTCGCGAGGTGATCGAGGCGCTGTAGCGTCGGTGCCACTTGGCACCGCTACGCTGTGTCTGTGGGGCGCACTGAGTAGGACGCTGGGACCTGGGCCGAATGTGCCCAAGGAGACCTCCCATGCGTCGCATCGCGTTCTTGTTCCTGCTGGGGCTGAGTGTGGTGGTGCTGGCCGGCTGCGCCGGCGGCGTGGCCTACACGGGTGGCGCGGTGGCCGCTCCGGCCGCTGCTGCTCCGTGCGCGTCGTGCGCTGCGGCTGCGCCGGTCGCTGCGCCCGTTCCCGTCGCTGCCGTTCCTGTCGGAGTGCAGTACCGGGTGGGCGCTGCGGAGTACACGCGGGCGGCGCTGAGCGTGCCCGGGAGTCTGGTGGGCTGCGGCGCGACGGCGGTGGGCGAGGCCGGGCAGGTGCTTGCGCGCTTCCTCAAGTGCGCTGCCGAGTCGCTGGTGCCGACGCCGACGCCGAGCGCGTACATGGTGCCGCTGGCGCCTGCTGCGGCGGCTCCTGCTGCGGCGCCGTGCGCGCCTGCCGCGCCTGCTGGGCGGTGGGTGTGGCAGCCGTCGGTGAGCGAGGCGCTGCCTGCGCCGCCTGCCGGGACGGTGTGCGTGAACGGCTCCTGCGGCGTCGCGGCGCGCTGACCCGTGACCGACTACCGCTCCCTGATCGGCGGCGCGCTGGAGGCCCCCGAGGTCGAGGGGGCGCCGCGTGTCGCGTTCTTCGAGCCGGTCGGCGCGCTCCCCGCTCAGGCGTGGTGCCGCATCACCAGCCCGCAGTACCAGCGGCAGGCGTCGTCCTGCCTGCCTCACGCCTTCGCCTTCGTGCTGGAGAGCGACTTCCTCGCGCGCACGGGTGCCGGCGTGCAGGTGTCCATCATGGACGCCTACTACGGCTACCGCGTGCTGGCGGGGGACTGGCCGCGCGACGTGGGCTCCTACCCGCACCACGCGCAGACGTGGCACGCGCAGCACGGGACGCTGCCCGACACCCTCGCGCCCTACGACGCGGGCAAGGTGACGACCTGGCGGCCGGGGCAGGCGCTCGCCGCCTACCGCCCGGCGTGGACCGCGCTGTTCGAGCGGATGCCGATGCAGGCCGACCAGATCAAGGCCGAGCTCGCCGCCGACCGCTGCGTCGTGTTCTGCCACCACGTTGACCGGCAGATGGTCGATGAGGCCAAGACGACGGGCGTCGAGAAGGGCATGACCGGCCCGTCGCTGGGCGGGCACGCGCGGGCGTTCATCGGGTACGACGACGCGAGGCAGTCATTCCTGTGCGCGAACTGGTGGCAGGGCTGGGGGGTGGCTCACCCCCTGCGCCTGTCGGATGCGCGGTTCGCGGCGTGGAAGGACTCGTGCTCTTGGGTGCCGTACCGGGTGGCCGAGGATCCCGCGTGGGGCTTCGACGCCCGCCGTCTGGTGCGCGGGCTGGAGGTGCTGTCGTGACCGAGACGCCGATCCAGCGCGCGGTGCGGGAGCGGGACGAAGAGATGGCCCGCATGGCACGCGACCACAAGATCCTGGGCTGGGTTGGCGTGGCGGTGTTCGTCGTGTCGCTGGTGGTGGCCCTGACCGGCTGCACGGCCTCCCCCGTCTACCCCGTCACGCCGCCCGCCCCGGTCGATCCGGTGCGCCCGGCGCCCGTCGATCCCCCGCCCGTCGTGGACGAGATCAGCGACCCCGTGCCGCACGCTACGGCGGTCCAGGCGGCGGCCGGCATGACGCTGGACGAACTGACCACCCTGCTCGGCAGGCTGCCCCACGCGCAGGCCCAGCGCGACGACGGCACCGTGGGCGCGCTCTGGGCGACGTTCGACGGCACCGGCCGCAAGGCGTGGCTGAACGTGATCCTCGTCGCCGGCAAGGCCGAGAAGCCCGTCCTGATCCCCCGGGGGCCGAAGTGAGCGAGAACGTGCCCCCCTTCGGCGTGGACGCGCCCCCGGCTCCCCCCGCCCCGACACCCACGCCCCCGGGCACCGTCCCCACCACCTTCGCCACCAGCCCCGCCACCAAGGCGGCGCTCGTCGTCTCCATCGGCATCGCGCTCTACCTCCTGCGCGGCCTCATCACAGGCGTCCCGCCCAGCCGCGAGACGCTCGCCGCGATGGTCGAGACGGCCGCATGGGCTTGGGCCGGCGCGTTCGGCATCTCGCGCCTCGACACCGACGCGCTGCGCTGGAGATAGGGGATGGCTCAGGACAACGTGACGATCAAGTTGGTGAGTTGGGTCGCCCCCATCGCCATCGCAGCGTTCATCGTCGGCGGATGGGCCGGCGACCTCCGCGCCAACGACGCCCAGCACGAGCGCGAGCTTGACCAACTCCGCGAGATCGCCCGCGACTTCCGCACGATGGCGAACGGCATGGAGCAGCGCATCCGGGCGCTCGAGGACTGGCGCACCAGCAAGGACGGGGCGGCCCCCCGTCTGCCGGGAGGCTAGCCCGTGGGCGTCAAACTGCCGCCCGGGACCGTGACGGTCACGCCCACCAGCCCCAGCGGGCCGCCCGTGCTGGGCACCGTCAGCGAGGATTCCATCAGCGTCACCCTCGACGGCGTGACGTACTGGTGGAACCAGTCGGACGGGCGCTACCAGCAGCGCATCCCGCCCCCGCCGACGAACCCCCCGGGCGAGTGGCGCTACCTCTACTTCCAGGCCGACCAGACCTGGGATCAGTACGACACGGACCCCTCGACCGGGAACTCCATCTGGACGTGCCACGGTCACTACACCCCGAACGGATGAGCGAACGCCCTCCCGTGGTCTGGTTCCGTCGAGACGATGTAGTCGCCGCGTGTCGCTCTGCCGGAATGATCCCGCGGGGCTGGACGTGCCCGCGCTGCAACTACCGCACGCGCCGCTGGACCGAGGCGGGCGCCGCGCCGATGCCGCCCCCGCGCTGCGGTGGCTGGAAGGACGCGCACCTCGAGGTCGAGATGCGGCCGACGGACACGCCCAACCCCATGCCGGGCAGGGAAGATGCCGAGCCGCAGCCGTACTCGTAGGCCCTCGGGCCGCTGCACGCGCTGCTGGGCCAAGCCCCCGGCGCTGGGCAGGACGAAGTGCCGGCGCTGCTTGGACCGGATCGCGGCGCGGATGAGGGAGCGGCGGGTGGTGTGGCGGGCGATGCCCGGCGTCTGCGGTGGGTGCGGGGGGACGAGGCGGGAGGGACGGAGCGCCTGCGCGGCGTGCCTTGCGTGCTGGGCCAAGTCCAAGCGCGTGCGGTCCGCTGAGGCGAAGGCGGGGGGCTCCTGCGTGCGCTGCTTCCGCGAGCGCGGCGATCTGCGCCTCGCCATGTGCGGCGTCTGCGCGGACTACTTCCAGGGCCGCGACCTTCGACGGAGCCTCCGCTGTGGCTGAACGCATCGTCATCGAGTCCATGCCCCGCGAGTACGAGGTCGCCTGCACCAGCGACTGGCACCTAGGC